CATGGCATCCGGCGAAACTGTCAACCTTGCCACTATCTCTAGTGATGCTAGATACGGTGTCTTATCAAAGTCTGGGGCTGATGCAAAGAAAATGTTTACTGATAAAATCGTACCCATTTCCGTCAACTACCCGTTTTTCTTCAAGCCGATTCAAGATGGTATGGATCGACCAAAAACAGAACTTGCATACAGAGTTCCTGCTAGCAGATTTACAAGACGTAAACTAGATAGCAACGAACAGTTAGAGGAGCTAGAAGGATTAGATACAACTATTGACTGGAAAAATACAGGGGATAATAGTTATGACGGTGAAAAATTGAAATTACTTGTGCACGATGAATCTGGTAAATGGGAAAAACCTGACAATATATTAAACAACTGGAGGGTTACAAAAACTTGTTTACGATTAGGTTCTAGAATTATAGGTAAGTGTATGATGGGTTCAACATCAAATGCTTTAGATAAAGGAGGTAGAAATTATAAAAAATTATATGATGACTCAGACGTTACCAGAAGAAACCGCAATGGGCAGACTAGCTCGGGATTATATAGCTTGTTCATACCTATGGAGTGGAACTACGAGGGATACATTGATTCTTATGGATTACCTGTCTTTGAGACACCCGAAGAAAAAAAGACGGGACCTGATGGCTTCCAGATTGAAATCGGTGTAATAGAACATTGGGAAAATGAAGTAGATGGCCTTAAGGATGATCCTGATGCACTTAATGAATTATATAGACAGTTTCCTCGTACAGAAAAACATGCTTTCAGAGATGAAACAAAGCAATCACTGTTTAATCTTACGAAAATATATGAACAAATAGATTATAACGAAGATTTAAAACACTCAAATGTTATTACACAAGGTAATTTTATTTGGGAAGGTGGGATTAAAGATACAAGTGTTATGTTTGTTCCAAGTAAGCAAGGTAGATTTTTTGTTTCATGGGTTCCAAACATTAACCAACAAAATAGAGTTATTTTAAAAAACGGTAGAAAATTTCCTGGAAATGATCATATGGGTGCTTTTGGTTGTGACAGCTATGACATATCAGGAACTGTAGATGGTAGAGGATCAAAAGGTTCACTACATGGTTTAACTAAGTTTAGCATGGAAGATGCTCCACTTAATTTATTCTTTTTAGAATATATAGCTAGACCACAAACCGCTGAAATATTTTTTGAAGACGTACTTATGGCATGTGTATTTTATGGTATGCCTATATTAGCTGAAAACAATAAACCTAGGTTGTTATATCATTTTAAAAGAAGAGGTTATAGAGGTTATTCTATGAATAGACCTGATAAAACTATGCATAAAATGTCGGTAACTGAAAAAGAAATAGGTGGTATACCTAATTCAAGTGAAGATGTCAAACAAGCTCACGCTGCTGCTATTGAAGCTTATATTGAAATGTTTGTAGGTTATAATAATGAGCAATATGGAACTATGTATTTTCAACGTACTTTAGAAGACTGGGCTGCTTTTGATATAAACAATAGAACAAAACATGATGCATCAATAAGTTCTGGTTTAGCCATTATGGCTTGTAATAAAAATAAATATAGACCCGTTGCTGAAATTGTAAAACAACCTGTCAATTTAACTTTTTCTAAGTATGACAATAGAGGCAATGAATCAAAAATAATTAATAAATGAAATTAAACACTGGTGTTAATAGTGCGTTTCCAAGTCAGATGGTATCTGAGGAAGAAAAGAGAACTTTAGAATATGGTTTAAAAGTTGGGCAAGCTATTGAATATGAATGGTTTAGAGGAGGTAGAGTAAATGGTAGTAGATGGAACAATGGTTACCAACAATTTCATAGTTTAAGATTATATGCTAGAGGAGAGCAAAACGTACAAAAATATAAAGACGAATTATCTATTAATGGTGATTTGTCTTATTTAAATTTAGATTGGAAACCAGTACCTATTATACCTAAGTTTGTAGATATAGTTGTAAATGGTATTGCTGCTAAAAAATATGATTTAAAAGCTTTTGCACAAGATCCTTTTTCTTTAAAACAAAGAACAGATTATGTGGGTGGTATATATAGAGACATGATGGCTCAAGATTATTTAAATAAAGTAAAAGAACTTACTGGTTTAGATATGTATAATTCTGATGCTTCTAAATTACCACAGTCAAAAGAAGAGCTTGAAGTACATATGCAACTTAATTATAAGCAAGCTATTGAAATAGCTGAAGAAGAAGCTGTTAATAATACCTTAGCTTTTAACAAATATCAATTAACTAAAAGAAGATTAGTAGAAGATATAGTAACTATAGGTATTGGTGCTGTTAAAACTTCTTTCAATAAATCAGAAGGAGTAGTTGTTGACTATGTGGATCCAGCTAATTTAATTTATTCTTATAGTAATGATCCTAATTTTGAAGATATATACTACGTAGGTGAAATAAAGTCTATGACTTTAGCTGAAATAAAAAAGAAATTTCCATACCTTACGGATGATGAGTTGCAAAAAATGGTAAGATACCCGGGTCGTGATGGTTACATAGCTAATCCTAATTATGATAAAGATTTAGTTCAAATATTATTTTTTGAATATAAAACATTTATTGATCAAGTTTTTAAAATAAAAAGAACAGAACAAGGGTTAGAAAAAGCAATTGAAAAACCTGATTATTTTAATCCTCCACCAAACGATGGATTTGAAAGAGTAGCAAGAAGTATAGAAGTGTTGTTTACAGGTGCTAAAGTCATGGGTGTTCCACAAATGCTAGAGTGGAAACTATCTGAAAACATGACAAGACCTAATGCAGATATAACTAAAGTTAATATGAATTATACTTTATGTGCACCTAGTTTGTATCAAGGTCGTATGGAATCACTTGTTAGTCGTATAACAAGTTTTGCTGATATGATACAATTAACATCATTAAAATTACAACAAGTAATTCAACGTATGGTTCCAGATGGTGTGTTTGTAGATGTTGATGGTTTAGCCGAAGTTGATTTAGGTAATGGTACTAATTATAATCCACAGGAAGCATTAAATATGTATTTTCAAACTGGTAGTATAGTTGGTAGATCATTAACACAAGACGGTGATCCTAATAGAGGTAAAGTACCTATTCAAGAATTACAAACATCAGCATCAAATGCAAAAATACAATCATTAATTAATACTTATCAGTATTATTTACAGATGATAAGAGATGTAACTGGACTTAATGAAGCTAGGGATGGTTCTATGCCAGATCCTAACGCTTTAGTTGGTTTACAAAAAATGGCAGCCAACGCTTCTAATATTGCTACAAAACATATATTAGATGCTAGTTTATATTTAACACTAAGAACATGTGAAAATATATCTCTTAGAATAGCTGATGCTTTAGGTTTTGAATTAACAAAAGAGGCTTTAATGCAAAGTATTTCATTAACAAACGCAAGAAACTTAGAGGAAATGTCTACTCTTCATTTATATCAATTTGGTATTTATTTAGAATTAGAACCAGAAGAAGAAGAAAAAGCTATGTTAGAACAAAATATACAAGTAGCTTTACAGTCTGGTCAAATTTATCTTGAAGATGCTATTGATATTAGAGAAGTTAAAAACTTAACACTAGCTAATCAAATATTAAAATATAGAAGAATAGAAAAGCAAAAGCAAGATCAACAAGCTCAGCAACAACAGATACAAGCACAAGCACAGGCAAATGCACAAACTGCTGAACAAGCTGCTTTAAATGAAGTGCAAAAACAAGAAGCTTTAGCAAACACAGAAATACAAATTGAACAAGCTAAATCTCAATTTGAAATACAAAGAATGGAGCAAGAAGCATTAATTAAAAAACAATTAATGGCGGAAGAGTTTCAATACAACCTTCAATTAGCTCAAATGAAAAACTCAAGAGAAGCTGGTAAAGAAGCAGAGATAGAAGATCGTAAAGATAAAAGAACAAGAATACAAGCTACACAACAGTCAAAAATGATTGAACAACGTCAAAATGATTTATTACCTACAGATTTTGAATCTTCTGGTAATGATGGTTTAGGCGGTATAGGTTTAGAGCAGTTTACACCGCGATAAACTATTTATTAATTTTTATTATATTATATTATGTCAGAACAAGTAAAAGAAGAAGGGTCTTTTAAAGTAAAACTTAAAAAACCTAAACAATTGGTAAAAGACGATATTATTAAAGTCGATTTATCAAAAAAAGAAGAACCTAAAAAAGAAGAAACAGATGCCATTCAAGTCGGAAAAACAGAGGAAGTGGCTTTGGGCAAACAAACCGGAGATAGCCCTAAAGTGGACGAACAAGTATCAGAGCCCAGCCCAGTTTCTGAAATTAAAGAAGAAGAAAAAGTAAAACCTATTGAAGAAAAAATTCAAGAAGAAATTCAAGAAATAGGTGAGAAAATTGAACAAAAAGTTATTGAACCAACCCCTGAAGAGGTTAGAGAAGTAGCTAAACTACCTGAAAATATAGAAAAAGTTGTAAACTTTATGAAAGAAACAGGTGGAACATTAGAAGATTATGTAAGATTAAATGCAGATTATTCTAATGTAGATAATGATACTTTATTAAGAGAGTATTATAAACAAGCCAAATCACACTTAGATTCAAGTGAAATTAACTTTATGATTGAAGATAATTTTTCATATGATGAAGAAGTGGACGAGGAACGTGAGGTTCGTAAAAAGAAACTTGCGTATAAAGAAGAGGTTGCTAAAGCCCGAAAGCATTTAGATGGTTTAAAGAGTCAGTACTACGAGGAAATCAAGTTGAGACCTGGTGTGACACAAGACCAACAAAAAGCAATGGACTTTTTCAATCGCTATAATGAAGAGCAAAACACAGCTCAACAACAACATGAGGCTTTTAAAGCTAATACTAAAGAATATTTTACTAATGATTTCAAAGGTTTTGATATTAGTGTTGGTGAAAAAAAATTTAGATATGGCGTTAAAAATCCTAATGATGTTGCAACTAAACAATCAGATGTTTCTAATATAATTAAGAAGTTCTTAGACGAAAAAGGAAATGTAAAAGATGTTAAAGGTTATCATAAAGCTATGTATGCTGCTGACAATGTTGACAAAATAGCACATCATTTTTATGAGCAAGGTAAAGCCGATGCTACTAAAGATATTGTTGCTAAATCTAAAAACATAACAGAAGATGTTAGAACAACTCCTAACTCTGATGTTCTTGTTGGTGGATTGAAAGTTAAAGCTATCAGCGGTCTTGATTCTTCTAAATTGAAGATTAAAACAAGAAAATTTAACTAAAAACAAAATTAATTATTATGGGACAAATTTCTCCTGTGTTTGGAAGTATTACACCTTCTCAACAACAATTATTATTAGCTAATAACTATTTAGCTTTTAATGGCGGTGCGAATGACTTCGTGCAGCAATATCTACCTGAAGTATATGAAGCTGAGGTAGAAAGATACGGAAACAGAACTTTAAACGGTTTTTTACGTATGGTTGGCGCTGAAATGCCAATGACATCTGATCAAGTTATTTGGTCAGAACAAAATAGATTACACGTAGCTTATAACAACGTTACTCAAGCTACAGCTACCACACTTACTTTTGTAACTGGAGGTGCTACTACAGTATCAAATGCTATTTTTCCAAATGATACTATAGTGGTATTGAACCCTACAACAGGTGTTACTTTAAAATGTGTAGTAGGAAGAAGTGATAATAATGCTGCTGGTACACTAGCAACTATTACTGCTTATCCTTTCCAAGCTGCTAACTTAGCAGGATTTGCTGCAGCTACAAACCTTAAAGTGTTTGTATATGGTTCTGTATTTGCTAAAGGTACATCTCATGGTACTGCACAAGGTGTCACTGGAGGTGCTGTTGCTGCTGGAACTACTGTAAAATCTATTCAACCTTCATTTACTCAATTTTCTAATCAACCAATTATCATAAAAGATTCATTCCAAATTAATGGTTCTGATATGGCTCAAATAGGTTGGGTAGAAGTTGCTACAGAAGATGGTACATCAGGATACTTATGGTATCTAAAGTCTGAGTCTGAAACAAGACTAAGATTTGATGACTATTTAGAAATGGCAATGGTTGAAGGTGAATTAGCTGGCGCTGGTTCTGGTTTTGCTGGAATTGCTGCAGGTGCTGTTCCTGGTTTTAGCGCTGCTGCTGGATCTTCGAGTCCACACGGTTCACAAGGTCTTTTTGCTGCTATTCAAGCAAGAGGTAACATTATGTCTGGATTCTCTGGAGGTACTGGTATTTCTGATTTTGATCAAGTACTTAAAAACTTAGATACTCAAGGAGCTATTGAGGAAAACATGCTTTTCTTAAATAGATCTCTTGATTTAGATTTTGATGACATGTTAAGTCAAATTTCAGGTGGATCTGTAGGTGGAACAGCTTATGGTTTATTTGAAAACTCTGAAGACATGGCTTTAAATTTAGGTTTTTCTGGTTTCAGAAGAGGTTCTTATGACTTCTACAAAACAAGCTGGAAATACTTAAACGACGCTTCTACAAGAGGTGGAGTAGCTGTAGCTAACATTGATGGTGTATTAATACCTGCTGGAACTTCAACAGTGTATGACCAACAATTAGGTACAAACATTAGAAGACCTTTCTTACACGTAAGATATAGAGCTTCTCAAACAGAAGACAGAAGATACAAAAACTGGATCACAGGATCTGCTGGTGGTGCTTACACTACAAGCTTAGATGCTATGCAAGTTAACTGGTTATCTGAAAGATGTTTGGTTACTCAAGCTGCGAATAATTTCGTATTATTCCAAAACTAAGATTGCTTTAAAGTTTATCTCCGTCTTTGGGCGGAGATACTCTTTATTTTTATTAATTATATTATATTATATCATGTCAAAAACAAAAGAAACAATAGCCCCTAAATGGGAGATTAAAGATAGAAGATACTATCTACTACACGGTGCAGAACCGTTAACATATACTTTAGGTTCTAAAAACTCAAGAAGACATCCTTTATTATGGTTTGATCCATCAAAAAGTGAACAAAGAGAATTAAGATACGCAACAAATATGAACTCACCATTTGTTGATGAACAAAAAGGCGAGGCTATTTTAGGTCATATTATATTTGAAGATGGCGTACTATCTGTACCTAAAGAAAAACAAAACTTACAAAAATTATTATCATTATATCACCCTAGAAAAGGGCATACTTACGACGAATGGCAACCAGAAAATATAGCCGTAGATGAATTAGAAGATATTAATTTAGAAATAGATGCAATGTTAGCAGCTAAAGAAATGGAAATAGATCATGCTGAAGCTGTTTTAAGAGTTGAAATTGGATCTTCTGTCGCGCAATTAAGTTCTAAAGAATTAAAAAGAGATTTAATGCTTATGGCTAGAAGTAATCCAGAAGCATTTTTAGCAATTGCAAATGATGAGAACGTTGGATTACGTAACACAGCTATTGTTGCTGTTGAAAAAGGAATTATAAATCTATCACAAGA